CTGTAACCCTGGCTAGTTCCAGGATAGCCAAGCACGGGGCGGGATAATGTCCCGCGCTTGACTAACCCGCCCTAGATCTCGCGTGTCTTTAGTTCGCGGGCGATAGTGTCGAACACATCACTACCCCACCCCGCTAGTAGTTGCATTATTAGTCCGCGCTCGAACTCGCTAAAGGGTGCACCCTTGACGGCCATTAGATCGAACACACGCCCGCATAGTTCTTCGTAGTGCTCGCGCATTGTGTTCGATAGTTCAACCACGCCTACACGGGGCGCGAGTCTACTTAGTAAGCCGTAGGCCGTGGCGTCATTGTCGGCAATTAGTAGGTAATCGCTAGCGAATAGATCCCGCGCGCTTGGTGTTTCTAGTGTTTCCATTGTCTTAGTTTCCTATCTTGTTCCTGATCTCATCAGACACCGCCCTACGGTGTGACCCCTTGCGGGGTTTCGATCTTTAGTTAGTGGCCTTAATTAAGAATAGCGCGATCACGCCCGCCAGCATTAACCAACACGCTAGGGCGATCAGGTTATCGCGTAGGCGGTAGGCCTTGGGTGTCCAATTCCATTTAGTCATACGTGTTTCACCCATACCCGCACCAGCTCGCCCACTAGGTGGCAATAACGGCACGGTGTCGCGCTTTCGTAGCCGTTGTCCGTGTCTGTCCATAGTGCCTCATTCACGCTGTTACAGCTTAGGCATTTACTAAAGTACCATAGATCTTTTCTCATTAGATTATCCCTACTAATCTTGGGGCGGTGTTGCCCTATGTATTGACCATAAGGCAAGGCCTAGCTGGTGTCAAGGACATTTGAAAACTTTTTTTTGTGGCGTGTGTCACACCGTTACGGCCTGCCAATTCCTGCCAGCTTTTCCCTAGGTGTTCGCCGTGTTGGTAGCTGTATGTAGTGTCCGTGTCATTAACAACCCACACCGCACACTTAGCCACAACTAGGGCAAGGCAAGGCCACAACACGGCACGGCACGGCCAGCAAATAACACGGGGGGGATCTAGCCAAAAGGTAGGGGGGGTGTCTGCCAGATCAGGCCACACAACGCCAACGACCCACGGGTTTTTAATACGCGCGAAGCATGATGTATAGTATCTAGTGAAATAATTTTTCTAAAGTAGCTGCTATAAAATCGTTGTAAATAAAGGGTTTTATCCCCGTTACCAAATCGTTACAAAAGTTTTTTTCAAAATAGCGTGGTAAAGCATACATTTCCCCCCCTTAGTATTAGTGAGGGGCTTCGCCCCTAGAAGCCCCGAACCTTCACGGTTGTTACGGTTCGTGTAGCGCAAGCGGAACGGGCCGTAACGGTTCGCAAGCTTCGCTTGCTCACCGTATAAAAGTGGTTTTTTCACTACCAAGGTTTTATTCTAGGACTACTACTAACCAGGCTTTCCCTTGGGAGTAAAAGCATGGAGGCACAATGTCTAGCCCTAAGAGAAATTCGCAGCATCGTACCGTTGGTACGCTGACTGCTGACCAGGCCAAGGAAAGATTACTTTCCCTGCTCCAGGATGGCTTCTCAGTGGCAGATGCCTGTGCTGGAGTTAACAAGTCCGAGAAGACGTATTACTATTACATCCAGTCTGACCCAGAGTTTAATCGGGCAGTTAAGCTTATGCGGGCCGTACAGCAACGCAAGGGCCATATCTCTGATGAAGACAAAGAGATTACCTTCGAGGAATTTAGAACCAAGTATTTGAACTCGGTGACCTTCGGTCACCAGCTAAATGTGGTAGACCTAATTGAAAATCGGCCTCCACGGTGGGTACATGAATCAATGACGTACGAGGCAGGATTGCCGCAGTACGTATTAGTCAACATGCCACCTGAACACGCTAAGTCTATGACGGTCTCGATTGACTACATTACCTACCGTATTTGCACAGACCCTAACATTCGCATTAAGGTTGTTTCCAAGACAAGGGAAATGGCTAAGGAGTTCTTATATGCTGTTAAACAGCGCCTTACCTCCCCTTCCTACGCGGAGCTACAAAGACGTTACGCTCCTGCTGACGGTTTCAAAGCAACTTCAGATAAGTGGACTGCGGATGCAATTTATCTTGAGCGAGATTCAGGTGAAAAAGATCCGACACTTCAAGCTTTGGGTATTGGCGGGCAGATCTACGGTGCCCGTGCAGATCTCATCATCCTTGATGACACAGTTACTCTGGCAAATGCTGGAGAGTACGAAAAGCAGATCCGATGGATTCAACAAGAAGTACTTACCCGTGTTGGACCGACAGGGAAAATCCTGGTTGTAGGTACCCGCGTAGATCCTATAGATTTATATCGCGAGATTCGTAACGAAGATCGCTACCCTGACGGTGCGTCCCCCTGGACGTACCTAGCAATGCCAGCCGTTTTGGAGTTCAACGATGATCCGACTAAATGGGTCACTCTTTGGCCGCGTTCAGACCGCCCTTGGGCTAATGATCCCGTTGACCCTGACCAAGATGGCTTCTTTCCTAGGTGGGATGGAACTAGACTCCGACAAAGACGAGGACTTCTAGACCCTAAAACCTGGGCAATGGTTTACCAACAGCAAGACGTACAGGCTGAATCGGTGTTTTCACCCGAATCAGTACGTGGATCTGTTAATGGTATGAGAGCTTGCGGCCCGCTGATTGCGGGTGCTGCAGGTCACCCGAAAGAAACCAATGGTTTCTATACAGTATGCGGCTTAGATCCCGCTATGTCTGGTGACACGTTCGGTGTTGTGGTGTCGGCTGATAGAACGACAAAAAAACGGTATTTACTTGATGCGTCACGTATGCCCGCACCCACACCGCAACGTATTCGTGAACTTATTATGACGTGGACTGAGAAGTATAGCCCACAAGCATGGGTTATTGAGAAGAACGCCTTTCAGTTGTTCTTAACTCAGGATGAACAGATCAACCAGTTCCTAGCTTCTCGCGGTATTAGACTTATTAGCCACTACACGGGTGCTAATAAAATGGATTTGGAGTATGGCGTTGCTTCCCTTGGACCCTTGTTTGGTCAGTTGGACCAGGCAGGAAAGTACATTAAGGGATCCAGTCTTATTGAATTGCCTCGTACAGATAACGAGGGCGTTAAAGCGCTCATTGAGCAACTAATTACATGGGCACCTGGAACTAAGAATAAACAGGATGGTCCTATGGCGCTGTGGTTTGTAGAAACCCAGTTGCGTGATTATGTGAACCAGATGGGGTCACATGGTAATACTTGGGTTCGTAATCCTTTTGCTACTCCTAGAGATCTAGCAAAGCGTATGACGGTAGACCTAGAAGAGTATTCAAGATTACAGCAGCAACTAGCTGCGGGAGGTTACTAAATGGCTGACATTCAGCAAATCGCTGCGCGTGTCAAGCAACTGCGCGAAAAAGCGCGGGAACGGGACTCTCGTTGGTCTGACGTACTTGAGGTACGTAAGGGAAATATTAACAAAGTATTCCCTGGATTATTCCCAGATGACTACCCTAAACCTATGGTTGCTAACTTTATTGACATTGCAGCTCGCGACGTATCTGAAGTTATAGCCCCGCTTCCAGCGTTTAACTGCTCGGCAACCAACTCAGTATCAGACCGCGCACGTCAGAAGGCTGACAAGCGCACCATGATCGCTGCAGGATACCGTGACCAGTCACGCCTGCAGGTACAGATGTTTACAGGTGCAGATCGTTATGTAACCTTTGGTTTGTTACCAATCCTTATTGAGATTGATTACGAACGTAAGACTCCAGTTATTAACATTGATGATCCTATCGGATCATACCCAGATTTCGACCGCTTTGGCCGTCTAGTTTCTTACACCAAGCGTTACACCAAGACTGTAGCTGACCTAGTTCGGGACTTCCCAGAGCATGAGTCTGTTATTCGTGGCCGTTACAACACAACTAACGACCTATCTCGCATGGACATGTATCGTTACCACGATAAAGATACAACTATGTTATTCTTGCCAGAGCGTAATAACTTTGTTCTTGCAGAAACCCCTAATCCCATTGGCAAGATCATGGCTGTTATGGCCGTGCGCCCAGGCATTGACTCAAATACAGAGTTCCGTGGTCAGTTCGATGACATTCTATGGGTTCAAGTAGCGCGTTCGCGCTTCGCTACCCTAAGCCTTGAAGCTGCACAGAAGTCTGTACAGGCACCATACGCATTGCCAGCAGATGTAAACGTAATGGAGATTGGCCCTGATGCCACTATCCGTTCTGCTTCCCCAGAGAAGATTCGCCGTGTAGATCTTAATGTTCCCCCTGGTTTGTTCCAAGAATCAGCAGCATTAGACCAAGAACTACGTGTTGGTGGGCGTTACCCAGAGGGTCGCCTAGGTAACATGTCTGGATCTATCGTTACTGGCCGTGGTGTAGAAGCCCTTATGGGTGGATTTGATACCCAGGTAAAGACCGCACAGACCGTATTTGCTGAGGCATTAACTCAGGTTATGGCGCTTTGCTTTGAAGTTGACGAAAGTATTTTTGGAAATGTACGCAAAACCGTACAGGGCATGGATGCAGGTGCACCATTCCAGGTGGAATACACCCCATCTAAAGACATTGCTGGCGAATACGTAGTAGATGTTACCTACGGTTTGATGGCTGGCCTTAACCCTAACCAAGCTTTAGTCTTTGGATTACAGGCACGTGGAGATCAGTTGATCTCACGTGACTTCCTGCGCCGTCAAATGCCGTGGGAAATCAACGTAACCATGGAAGAACAGAAGATTGAAGTCGAAAAGATGCGCGATTCGCTACTTGCTGCAGTCTCTGGCCTAGCCCAGTCTTTACCAGCATTAGTGCAAAGCGGTCAAGATCCTTCACAGTTTATTGGAAAGCTAGCAGCAATCATTGATGGCCGCCTTAAGGGTAGCTCTATTGAATCAATCGTTGCTGAAGTATTCGCCCCAGAGCCACCACCGTCCGCACCTGGATCGCAGCCTGCAGTCCCTGGCTCTCCAGAAGAAGCGGCCGCTGCTGCGGGCGGTGGTGTTTCTGGACTCAATCCACTGACAGGTTCACCTACGGGCGTAGCGCCTGGTCAGGTAGGGGTAGGCGGAAAGCCTCCAATTCAATACCTCCTTGCTGGTTTAACTAGTAGGGGTAAGCCGACACTAGCTTCTAGTGTCACAAGAATGATGCCAGCAGGATAAAAGGAGAAAAAACTATGGCTTTCGGATCAGGAAAGAAACCAGCGAACCAAGGTTCAATGGCAAAAGTAAATTACGATGCACCTCACGTAAGCGGAACACCAAGCGCAGCCAAGCCAAGCCCAAGCAAGATTCTATTTGGTTACAACCCAGGTGGAACTAGCGGCACAGGATCTACCTCAGGTCGTGGTAAGGGAGTGCTTAAGTAATGAGAGAACGCACAAACGCAGGAGATAACACCTACGTAAACAACAAGGACTTTGGCATGATTGCACAGTCAGCAAAAACTTCACGTGGTAGCAATACACCAACACAGGTAGGCAATGACAACCAGCGTGAAGGTTACAACGCTTACCGTGGCTCAACAAAAAATCCAAGGCCCCCAAAGGTATCAAAGGCGCAGGCTGATGTAAAGCCATCAAAGGACTGGACAACATCAGAAAAAATGCGTGATAAACAACGTGCTGGTGGCAAAGGTAAGTAAACAAACGTCCAGAACTGTGTTCTGGTTTGCAAGAAAAATCATTCGGTTTAATTAAAAAGGCGGTAGAATCATGGCAGGTAAAGGTGGGTATCAAGCCCCAACAAATCCAGCTCCAGTTTCAGGCCCAGGCGCATTGTCGCAACGTACCGATGGTGGACCAGCAGACACACAAGCAGCACAGTACGTATCTGGTCTTCCGTATGGCGAGGGGCAGGCTCTCATGGCTACACAGCAAGCGGCACCTATGGCTGCTTCTGGCATGATGCCTGAGTCTGCCCCCGTCATACCACTTAACGCACCATCACAGCGCCCTAACGAGCCTGTTACTGCTGGTGCAGATGCTGGCCCTGGGCCAGGCATGAGTTCTCTAGGTTTAGGTGCAAAGGACATAGCGGCAGATAAAGAGTTTAAGGCTACAATAGCCTCATACATGCCAGTTCTTATGCACGTCGCTTCTCGTTCTAATACATCACCAGAGACACGCAACATCATCCGACAGTTGCGGGAGATGATTTGAGTTTTTGGGATCGCCTGGGCACACTAGCCCAAGATACCGTGGGAGCAGTTACTGCATCACCAAAGTTTCTTTGGGATATAGCTTCTGCCCCGTGGAATGATAACGAAGAATTTAACGGCTTTGCCAACACCTTTAAGACCTCTGGAACAAAATGGGCGCAGGCTATGATTAAGCCTATTGCAGATGTTGCTGAAACTCCAGGAATTAAACAGGGACTACAAAAGCTAGATACTTTTAATAGAGAAGTAATCCGCGAACCACTAACTACTGGGTTACTTGCTGCCACTGAAACTGGTGGAGATTTCAAAAAAGCCTACGGAATGGCACAAGATACTTCACTTGGTCAAGCCATTGTTGGCAGTTTAGGTGCCATACTTCCAGGTCAACAGGCTGTAGATAAGATTGATTATGAAGATACCGCAGCAGTAGACAAGTTTTTCTCTACTGGCGCACCACGTTTCTGGTCTGGTGTTGGCGATGTTAGTATTCAAATCTTTGGTGACGTGTCTATTGCTGGTGGTAAAGCTGCTAAAATTGCACGTGAATCATCTTTAATAACTAATAAAATTAACAATGGCAGAAAAGCAGCAAAAGCAATTAACGACTTTGCTGATGCTGGTAATGGTGTTGTAAATAAATATACTCCGTTACTTGAAAACTTTGTAGCCAACGGTGCAGAGTACGCTCGAAATCATCCTATGATTCGTAAGTCACCAATGGCTGACACTGCTGCTTATGGTCTTGGCCAAGCAGATAACATGTACGATGCTTCTCTTGTTATGCGAGCAGCGCTTGCAGATCCTAGAGCATTAGAAGAACTGCAGGTAGTACGTGCCAGCATTGGCAATCCGATGGCTCGTCAACAAGGTATTTTAGATCCTTACCAAGAGTTCTTGCTTAAAAAGTCTGATGACCCAACAGGTATTGCCTCCCTTCCGCACACAGACCAAGTTGTTGTACAGGATGCAATTAAAGAACTTGAAGATTTACGCAACACCGATGCAATGTTTGCTGCATGGGAGCAGATGGCTAAGACCCCTGGCGGTGTAATTAACCGTACCGTTGGCGCTCGCCCAATGCAGGCGATAGATGATTTCCTTGCCAAAGGTCGCTCGGCTAAGTTTGTTGCAGGTGGAACCCGTGCTGAAGCATGGCAACCAACTCCATTTCACCGTATGTACCAGGTTGTATCTTGGTTAGGTAACGAACGTCCAGCAGGTATTGTTAATCTTAATGAAGCAGAATCAAGTGCTGAAGTTATGGCGTTTGTTAATCGCGCTCACCGCATTGCTGGCGATGACATGTACACGTTTCTTCCAAACAATTCAGATGTACTAAAGCAGTTTAAGGGTGTTACTGACGAACGTGCTGCTGGCATGATGGCTAACTACTACCGTGCTACAAGCCCCGAAGAACGTGCAATAGCTTTATCCATTATTGAAAACGCAGGATTCTCTGCTATCTGTGGCAAGTACGGAATTGATCGTGCTACTGCAAATGAAATTTACCAGAACCATTGGCGTTCACGTATGGGTGCTCAAGAGTCCCTACGTAAAAATGGATTTATGATTGATGAAAATGGTAGCCTAATTAGTGCTCCAGTCTTTGAGTCTCAGACCGCAAACTACTTGCCAATGATGGACTTAGATATTCTTAACTCCGTTCTTAAGCAACATAAGATTGCTTCAAAGAGCAAGTCACTTGCAAGAATCTATGGCTTAGGTAATGAAGTTACTGGAGCTATGGACATACTTCAAGTTATGTTTAAGGCTGGCGTTCTTATGCGCCTTGGTTACACAATCCGTAATGGTACCGAAGCACAGCTTCGTATTGCTGCATCCGTAGGATCAATGGCATCCATGCGTCATCTTGGCCCTGGCATAAAGAATCTTGCGCTTAATAGTAGAGATACTTTGGCCGCCCGAACAGTAGACCGTCTATCAATCTCTGGTGGACCAGCAACATACCAGTCAACCAAGCGTTCCTTGGATAAAGTTGACAGCGAACTTGGTGACTTGCAGGCAAAGTACCAAGGTATTGCTGATGAATACAATAAACAACTTGATGAGTTTAATGGTTATGTGCCACCAGAAGATCCAATATTTACTAGTACAAAATTTACTGATGAAGAAGTTAACCAGTTAGATCAAGGCATCCTTCCAGAGCGCCTTGGATTTAAGAGCGAAGAATACCAAAAAGCTGCTAAGGCTGAAGCCAAGCGTTTAGCTGATGAGCATCGTGCAATTATTGATCCAGACATACAGGCAAAAATAGACGAAGCTTCTAGCGCTTTTAATTTAGACAAAACAGATATTTCACTCCTTGAAACTAAAGGTTTAATTCCATTAAATAAAATTTTAGATGCTTATGAAGAAGGCAGTAGACTTGGATCAGATGAATTATCTGGCATTATTTCAACAGGAAAAATAGAATCTGCAAGTCTCGATGGACCGTTAAGTCAAGATTACGTTTACTACCCTGAAGGCGACCTAAAGTATTTAGCTGTTCAGAACGGCAAGTCACGTCGCAAATACATTGAAGTTCCATGGCGCAGACAGACACGTGAAGAATACGTAAGCGATGGCATTGCTCAGTTTGATTCTTACTATGAGATGCAGGTTCTTGAGCGCTCACTTGTTGAATACACTGATGAGGCTAACGCTTGGTATGGCCAGAACGCAACGCAAACTTATTCACCAATTACACCAAACGTGCAGCTAGAATCTGACATGCGCGTTATTGAAAAAGCCATTGCTGATAAAAAATCTGTTCGTGAAGATTACGCAAACCAGCTTACTGCATTAGAAAAATCAGCAAAACGTGGAGAAAAACGTAAGATTGGCCAGGGCAAGTGGAAAGTAAAGTCTGCTTTTGGTGACAACTACGATGACTTCTACGACGGTTTAGGTGGTCAGTTTGCTGACATTCACCGCACCAATGCCAGCGCAGAAAACTCAATGAACACCTTGGTTGATGACAATGCTGGATTATTCTCTCGTAGCCTTACAAAGACTGGCTATGGCGAAGTTAAACCAGATGCGCCAAACTATTACCAGGCTTGGTCGGATGCCCTAAACTACCAGTTCCGCAATTCTGACGTAGCCATGAAGCTCATGGAAGATGGAGCAGATCCTGCTGCAGTAGCCAAGTATTTACGAATAGATCCTGAAGGTCGCATCACAGCAAAGCGTCTAAACTTAGACCCATGGGAAATTGATTCTCATGTTGCTGCTGTCAAAGGATTTGTGGATAGTTACATTCCAAGTCGTGACTTGCGCCAGTTGTTAATTAACTCAGAAGATAGTGCACCTATTAGTCCTGACATGTTACGTGGCACATTCACTGGCACTGATGGATTACCAACTATCCATGGTCACATCCTTGAGGAAAACTTAAACCTTGTTTCTCGTAAACATGCTCAAGAAATTGTTAATGGAGTATTTAGGTTAATTGGCTCAATGCCAGAAGACTTGATTGCTCGTCATCCTTTATACATTTCCCTTTACCGTACTGAATTACAGCGTCGCGTAAAGATGTTTGAAGGTATGAATGAACGTCGTTTAACTAGCAATGAGATGGACGAAGCAATGTCTGTAACTCACAAGGTTGCCTTGCGCCAGTTAAAAGACACGTTGTTTACCATTGACCGTAAGACTAACCTTGCTCATTACATGCGTTTCATTTCCCCGTTCTTCTCGGCGTTTGAAAATACTGCAAAAACCTGGGCTAAAATTACTTACGAAAAGCCACAAACAATTAACCGCGCTAACTTAATCTTTACCTCACCTAACCGTGCAGGTATTGCTACTGATGAGAATGGCAATCCAGTTCCACCAGAAGAAGCAAGCATTAACGATTACATCTGGCTTGAGGTTCCTAAATCATTACAGAACGCTCCCTTTATTGGTAAAGGCCTTACCTCATTAACTCAAATGGGTATTCAGAAACGATCCCTTGATGTTATATTCCAGGGTGACATTGCACAGATACCTGTTGGTCCTTACGTTGCTATTCCAATTTCGGAAATGGTTAAACGCAAACCAGAACTTGAAGATAGCTTAAAGTGGGCTATTCCATTTGGGCCAGAGCGCAACGCAGTTCGCGCTTTCCTACCAGCCTGGGTTAAGCGTCAGCTTACCAAGCAAGATGGCCAGAGTAATCAACAGTACGCTAACACTTATGCTTTGATCTGGACCACTGAACAGCACAAGCGTCGCGAAGCAGGACAACCTGCTGCTACTGCTGTTGAAGTTCAAAAGATGACTGATGCGTATTACAACATGCGTACCGTTGCTAACTTAATCTTGCCGTTTGCCCCTACATTCAATACACCATATAAGTTCTATGTTGACCAGTGGAGACAGTATCAAGAACAGTTTGGCATGGAAGCTCAGACTAAATACTGGCAAGATTATGGTGATGACTTCTTTGAGTTCACTCAGTCACTATCAAAAAACACAACTGGCTCATTTGCATCAATAGGTTCTGTAGGTAATGCCAAGGCACATGCTGATTTAATTTCAGAATTGTCATTGATTGATCCTAAACTTATTGGAATTGTAACCAATGCTGGCCAGGCTTATGATTTCTCACAGGCCGCCTACATGTGGCAACAAGCCAATACGATTTCTCCAAGTTCAAGTGAGACCTACCGCACACGCAAGGATCCAGCAGAAGCTGCCCTAGACAATGAGCGATCACTTGGTTGGATTAAGTACCGCGATG